CTGGTCGGCAAGTTGGCGAAGTGCATCGGCATAGGTTTGCGGAGCCATGCTATATCCACCCGTTTTTCGGATGGATGGAAGAACCTCAGATGTAACCCACTTTTTAAAGTGCTTTGCTTCAGGTCTCTGCGAACCAAGAACTGCTGCATACAATCCTGATTCGTTAATAAGTACCTGATTATTATGGGAAACGCGATCAAAGCGGGTCTGCTTTTCGTCTTCATCCAGTCGCCTTGTCATGTCAGTTGTTTGCCCATAACCGAGGATATCAGCCACATCCTTAGCGACGAACCACACCTCAGAATCTTCATCGGTCATGGTTCTTACAGCGTTACCATTAAAATCAAACTCATTTAGAGCTAACGAATTACTCATCTTTTTTCCTGTTCGCCCAAAGGCATGTTTCCCTGAAATGAAAATTCGCTCAGATCTGAGCCTGATGCGGGATGGGGTAATCGCCATCATACACAATAGGAATGTTCCTATCTCTAAAATTCATGCCGACCCATCTGCACCTTTACAAAATTGTAATCAGCTTCGCCTTGATCGAATCTACTGATCGATATTACTGTTTATCCATACAGTATTTATCAGAGGAGGATTTATCATGGCGAGAGAGAGTGACATACAGGCGGCCTTCATGGGTTCGCTGGTGCTGGATGGTAGGGGAAGGCAGACGCTTACCACTGCTGCTTTCCAGAAGCGGCTTGATGACGTCAATCACGTATGGACGCTGGCAGAGTGCAACAGGTGGATACGTCGGTATCAGAACTTCTTCTTCGAGCTGGTCACGGAGGAGAGTGAAAACAAGACGTGGGCACTCCGCAACATGGGATACGTGAGGTAGCCATGGGATTTCCATCACCTGCAAACGACTATATTGAAAAGCGCATCGACCTGAACGATGTACTGATGCCGCACCGCAATAACATGATCCTGATTGAGACGCCGGACGGGTTCGTGCTGGCCGACAAATCACTGAAGCCTGTGCCAGGCGATAAAGTTGCTTTCCAGCTCGGCGAGTTCCCGCAACTGGGCAGATTATTCAGTACAGGGATTATCACCTCAGACGGAGAGACGATCGACGGAGAGGGCATGGACGGGATTATCGTGCTGGGGAAGGTGACTGCCGAGATAGTGTCCGTTTATGAACCTGCGCGCCCCTCTATATAAAGGTGTGCCAAAATTGTGCCAGAAAATTGACACAATCCCGCAGAAATCTGCATAGAACGACAATCGCTAACTTGCTGGCTGGCTTGTGTAGCGGGTTGTGCGGTTGTTATGATGCGCCACTTTTAATAAATCATCGGACTGTTTCTCCGATGCATCGTTTTCCAGCGGCTGCGGAACCTAGATTAATATCATTTCAATACATCAACTTACGAGAGTTATCCGACCAGATTCACTCTCGTAATTTCCTTCCTGTGCCAGAAACGTGACAACGCCGCTAAATCTGCTCAAATGTTCACCACTCAGATGCGCGTACTTGTTCACCATCTCCAGCTTCTCCCATCCCCCTAATTCCTTCAGAACCATCAGCGGCGTTCCGTCCTGAACATGCCAGCTCGCCCAGGTGTGTCTCAGGTCGTGAAACCGGAAATCCTTTATCCCTGACAGCTTCAGTGCTCTGTTGAAATCACTGCGCACGAAATAGTCATGCATTGTTCCATCGGAAGAAAAAACATATTCAAAATCGCGGGGGATCCGATTCAGGATTGCTACCGCTTCATCACTTAGTGGTAACTGCCTCGCCCGGCCTGATTTGGCGACCTCAGCTTTAACCACTGCCCTCCGCCGACCCAGATCGATATCCTGCCAGGTGAGAGACAGAATCTCTCTCAACCGCGCGCCGGTCAGCAGAGCGAATGAGCACAGGTTCCTCATCCACTCATGCTGCAGGTTGCCAATGAGTGATCTGGCATCGTTCTTATCCAGCCACCGGACGCGCACCTTAGGCTCGCGCATCGTCTGCGCGTAGGGTATCTGGTCAATCCATCCGCTTTTATAAGCCAGAGAGAACCCGCGCATGATGAATGCCCGGTACCGGTTCTTCGTCGCGTTAGACAGTCGCTTGTGCGTTATGCGGCTATGCGTCGGGAGATTGTCCGTAATCTCCTCGCCGCTCACTGACGAAACAAGCCGGCCTTCAAAAAGACTATGCCAGTAACGGGCATAGATTTTGATGTTCTCGATGTTGGAGTTGTCTTCAGCATCGCGAAGGGCCAGCATGATCAGGTCTTCAAACAGGCGTTCCGGTCGCTTATCCAGATTCTTCACAGCCCACGCTTCATGCTTCAGCTTGTCGTGCAGCTGCTGTGCCTTCTCTTTTTCTTTGGTGCCAGCAGAGCGTCTAATTCGCGAGCCGTCTGGCTTCGATATATCAATCCAGTACGTGTTACCTCGTTTGTAGATCGGCATTTCCTTTTCTCCTTACCGCCTACAACAGCCAGCCGGAAAACATTGTTGTCGTTTGCTGCCTGCTGTTCAAACTTTTTCATGCTCTCTGAATTAGCGCGCCAGCAGCCGCCCACCTTGAACATGTGGAATCTGGCCGGGTCGCGATAGATGGTTGACGCTGACACCCTGATAAGCGCAGCGTATTCTCTGACTTTCATGAATGCCTCGTCCGGCATATCTACTCCTTATGCGGCCAGTTCCAGGCCAGCACGATGCAAATAAAAAAGGCGAGCCACATAGTGAACTCGCCGGGGGAGATGTCGGGGATGGTGTTCATTCATCAAAGAACCCATCGCCAAGTACATGCCGTATCTTTTCGGGTTCGATTTGCATGTCTCTTGCGAATCTGGCGACAAACTCATCACCCTTGAATTCCCGACAAACCTGACCTGCAAACCAATCTCTGAGAGCTGTAAAGCAGGGGTTATCTTCCGGGTCATCTGAGATTGCCGCCGCTGCGCTGGCTACTTCTGCGCAGATTAAGCACTGCTTATAATCGCTTGGGTTACCATCCCAAATACCGGATGAGTAGATGTAATTACTGCCGGACACAATGACGCTGTGGCACTCGCAACATTTATGCTCTTTCCGAGCCGTGCGAGTAATCTGCCGAAAAACTGAAGGTGCTTCAGGCATAACAACTCCTCACGCAGAGCGCGATAGTGAATAGGGTGGGTGGGGTTACTACTGAGTAAGGAGTTCTACTTTATCCATAATTGCAGATGCGGCTTCATCGGAAATATCACCGGACCAGGCAAACTCCTCCATGGCAGCCGAAATTAGATCTCTCTGCTCAGCCGTAAAGTTATCGTCTTTGTAGTCATACATCGCTGCCGAACATAGCCTCCCTCCGCTCCCCATAAAGTCATCCGTGAAGCTCACAGGAGGCTCCTTACCATCTTCAAATTCAACTACGAATGTCATCTTGCTCATGCAACTCTCCTGTGCTGCTTAGCGCGCTCAATGCGCTCATAGTCACTGCGGCAATCCTCATCGCAGAAGCATCCTGCCTGCACCGCCTCTTCGCAGTAATAGCAGGCACCTTTAAATGTCATTTCCGGATGCTTACGGTTAGCTAGGGCAATCTCAATCATCTGCTGTTCGCGTTCTGCTGCTTCATCAATAGGGTCTGGATGTGTCATTTCGGTTCCTATGGGCAATAAAAAACCCCGCCGTGGCGAGGTCTGTTTAATCATTAGGGTTATTTCTCAGGGCCGAGTCGAGAAAATGTATCCGTCATCGTCCTTTCCAATGTAATAAAAATCCTTATAAGCGCCGCTATCGATGCTCAGGCTTTGAAACTGGCGATATGGTAAATTGCCAAAAATAGCGTCGCTTGTGGTGCAGCGGTCAACTTTTAAGTGATGCTCCACTATCGGCTCGCCGTTACTTTGGGCTATGTGCTTATCATACTCCCCACACATTAAGCTATGGGTATTATTTCTTTCTGATACTTTAACTCTCACTTGCCTTCCTCCTTCTGGTAGGCCGGGTCAGTGCCGCGCGGGAACTGAAGCGCAACATTCCTATAATGCTGCAATCTCTCCCTGAAGTATTCGCGCTGGCTCTCAGGCTGCTGCATCTCCACTTCATGCGGGATAACAGGCTGATTCATACGCTCCTTGTATGCGACTCCTGACGCGGCTAAATCCACGTTAATCCTGTCGCGTTCTTCTCTGCTGCGTGCTGCTAAGTTGTGTGACATGACTTAGCCCTTCTTCCGGGAATTTTGATGTGAGCGCTCTACTGCCCAGATAATTTCACGAATGTCAGGCTTCAGTCTGGTTGCATCATCGGCACTTTTAAAAGACATAGAGTAAGTTCTTGGCTCACCCTCAATGATGAAGATAAGCTCATTGTGACGCTGCTCAACTATTACTTTAGACATGGCGATGTCCTCCTGTAGGGAGTATATCGCTATTTCTTCGAAAGCTGCTCTAGTGCCATCTCTAAGGCGATGGTGTAATCGCTGGCGTACTCCTGCATGAGGTCAAGCAGCATCTGAAGCTGGAAAACCAGTTGCTCTCTGTCAGTCTCAGCATCGTTTTCAGCTAACATAAAGCAAAGCTGGCCGACAATGCGGCAGGCTTCCTGATAGATACTCTCGGAAAGTTCATCGTAATCAGACATAGCGATACCTCCGAGCCGGAGTATATCGGTTAGAAAGTGACCTGAAAACTAGGGGCCAAGATAGAGCGGTTTACACTTTGTAAGACCAGCACCTTCGAGGTTTGCAACCACGTCTGGGTTTCGCTCAACATAGCCCTCACTGGAATTAAGAACCAACCATGCAACCGGCTGCTGCTTCTCCAATGCTTCCAGTTTTCCTTCCAGCTCGCGGATGTACTCCCGAGCGTCGTTTTTACCTTGCAGGTTATACGCCGACTCTTTGCGCCATGTATCGACAGCAGCCTCCGCTGCTTCTGCGCGCTGCTCCATTGCCCGGAATGCTTCGGCAATGGCGAGTATGTCTTTCGTGTCAGCAAAGGTGCATGGTTCAAAATTATCCGCTCTTTGCTTGGCGATTATCTCTAACTGTTTCAGCTCTTTCATTGTTTCTGCACCTCAAATTTAACACCCGCTGACTCCAGGGCAACGAAAACATCGTCCATGTCGAAGTAGTAACCGTATCCGTTGCCGTCCAGTCTCTCGCTTTTCGGCAACTTAACCGGCTGCGATGTCAGGGAGGCGAGTGCGATTTCCATCAGCTCGACCATATAGCGCATGTTAGGATTCGATTCTGATGCCGCCTTCCAGCGCTTAATCTCAATCTTGCACAGTACGGTCAGGTTACCCTTATGTTCGTTTGTCATGATGACTCCTTATTGACTTCCTTATCACAACCGATAATCTGATGAAAAACCCAGGGTGCGAAAAGACCTAAACCTACACCAGATCGTTCGCTCAAAGCCCATACCTTTGACCAGATAAATCGCCACAATTTAAAATTCATTACCAGTCACCTTTAAATCTGGTTGAACAAACGTGGCATTCCCAGAAATATGGCTTAAGCCTGTTAAATGGAACGGCTCCACAATTCGGGCATTTATTCATGATGGCTCTCCTGCGCGCTGTGATTCCTGATCCCATGCTTTCTGCATGAACTCTTCGCTGAACTGCATATCCGGAGCCTGCTCGAAAGCGATATACGCTTCCTCGTGGCAGTTTGTGCAGTAGCCGGAAACCTTACGGCATCCGCAATCATCGCAATGTGCGCTCATTCTCTTACCCCTTATGCCGCTGTCAGTCTCAATGCCGCGGCGAAAATAGTTAGTCCAGGCAGCCCACATACAAGCCATGCTTAATGAGGCGCGCCCGTTTTTCGGCTGCGATGATGTTTTGCTGGCGCTTATCTTCGCCACGTTCTGCAAGTGACCGGCGGCTGATGAGCATGGTTTGCGGTCTGGCTGGCGTGATGCGACTGGTGCTGATAAGCGTGTAGGTGTAGTCAGTGCAGCCATCCACCGGAACCGGATTGGACGCCTCAATCACCGCAGTCTTACCGCGCAGGCACCCACGCATCAGCCCGTTAAACTCACCGAGAGTCATATGAAAAAAGGCGCTTAACTCGCGCCCTGTTTGTGGTCGCTTTGATAGCTGGAAGGTGACTTTCTCTTTGAATCCGCTGTTCGGGTGATTGTTGCGCCTGTACTGAGCGAGTTTTCGCATGGTTACGCTCCAGCCTCTTCAATCTCCGCCTTGCGAAGCAGATAAACATCGGTAGCCTTTTCGAGCGTTTCAGCCTCACTTGCCAGCATGCGTGCTGCATACTTGTAGAAGCGATCGAGGCTTGAAACGGAATCGGCATTGGCAGACGCTTCGGTGAAATCGGCAAGCAACTCATCCGGCGTGCGCGCTGCTGCACTGGTATTCGTCGCCGGGTTAATTTCGCGCTCGGGCTGCTGCGTTTCAGGCTTGCTGTTAATCAGGTTATTCAGGTCAGCGCGGCTGCGTGCCGGTGTGACGTCGCGTTCCGCACGCTGCGCCGACTCAAACTCGTCCGGCGTGTAGACACCGAGAATTACGTCAGGGCAGTACAAGCGCGCCCAGTATTTAACAGCCAGATATGCCAGCTGCTGTTTTGGCGCTGTCTTCCACAGTGGGGAGTTGCGCGTGGTGACGTATTCCATATAAAGCGGCTCACCCCAGGTGATTTCCGTTTCACCCTTCAGCACTGCGCCGACACGAACGGACAATCCGCGCTCATTGGATGCATTGGCCGCCCCCGGCTTAAACTTCTCCCAGTCGCCGCCGTATTCGTATTTAAAACGCCCCTGCACGGCGGTTGAGCTGGTGATTACCGCGTTGACCAGCTGAGCCTCATAACCCAGCGTGCCGTTAACCAGATGCGTTTTTTGCGCCACTGCATAAGGGTTCATACCCCACTGGGCAGCCTGTAGCGCGATAGCCAGGCAGTCAGCGGGTTTGCCGGACAGGTGAGCAGGAACTGTTGCTTTACCCTGGGCCATGACCTCTGCAAACGCCTGTAACTTCTGCAGGCCGCTCGGGCTGAAGATTGCCGCTTTAGTGTCGGCCTCATTGACCGGCGCGGTGATGATGTCTTTGCTCATGCGTAATCCTTTCTCTTAGCCCAGTCCGGGCGCGTAATTTCTTCAATGCCACCCCAGTTACCGGACAGCATGCATTCGTGATAGGTCTCAAGGTTGCGACGGAACAGGTCGTAGCCCACGGCAACATCGTCCTCCTGAAGCTGGAAGGTGCGCACCGGATACCGGCCACAGTCGATCGATTCGCTAACAGCGATGAAAACGAAAAGTGGGTATTCACCGAAGTGCTTACTGAATCCCTCGCGGTAATAGGCGTCCTGAACGTGATAGCGGAACTCTTCAACGTGGCGGGCGAAGCGGGACATATCGGCTACTTTCTTCACGTCTACGATGACAGGCTGACCTGACAGGAATTTATCTGGTCGGATACGGCAAAGTTCGCCGGTCTGATCGTCGTTCCAGTAGATTGACGCTTCCTGATGGCCTTCTGCTTCAAGCAGCCACCGGGCGGCTGGATGGGCGAGGGCGCTGGCACGCATCAGTTGAAGTTTACGGCCCTGCTCAGCATCCATGACCGTCATCCCCGAGCTTTCACAGTCCTTCAGGAATCGCTGCTCGTCTGCTTTGCCGTCATTGGCGCGGCGGTTGAATGGCGGGGCGATGATAAATCGCTTGTCAAATTCTTCAGGCTCCAGCAGCAGACAGTGCAGCGCGGTACCCATATCCAGTGCAGCCTTCTTCTCAGCGTCTTCCGGGGCATCCTTGCGCCACTGGAATATCGCCGGGTTAATGGCAATGTCGTCCAGCTGAGATTTGCTGATACCTGGACCGCCGTGATAGGACTCATTGCTGATGTCGTAATAGATGCCTGGCTGCATTACGCCGCCTCCTGATTTTCGTGTTTGTTGCGGTAGATTTCGATAGCCACTTCACGCCGTGCAACCCGCACCATCGCCTCACGCAAAAACTCCTCAGCGGCTTCGTGCTGCTCGTCGTCTTCATCGAACATCGCAATAGCCGGGTAGTCGTAATGCTTAGTCAGGAAGGCGCACAGGGCTGGCATCAGCGGGTTTGTTTTGTGCTGGTTCATTCGCGCATCGACTTCAGCGGCGATAAGCTCCAGTTCGCTATCCGACAGGTTGTCGGCGATATCCTGCACCTCATTACGGGCCGTTCTGGTCAGTCTCATTTCATCGCTCTCCGCAGCAGTCGCATTGCCATAGCCCACTTAGCGCCATCGCCAAACAGGTGAGCCTCTCTTGAAAGCTCCTGAGCCTTCGTGAAGTAACGCGATTTCATGGCTGGCCTCTCTGATTCAGAGTGTCGATAAGGTTGCGCCAGCCAGTGCGGAGGCGGCGTGTAATGGTGTCGAGAAGTGATTCATCTAACTGAGCAGCGCCCACGATGGCGCCGCCCGCGATGGCATAGTTCATCGTGGGTTCCTTGGTGTCGGTTATGGATTAGTAGGTAATGCGGATGGCAGTAACTTCGCCTTTGGCGATAGCCGTGATTACGGTACGCGCCAATTCTTCGGTCAGCCCGACAGCGACTAAGTCTGCCAGTGCTTTGTTATTTACTGCTTTGCGGTGAGCAACATCAGCAGCACGGGCGGCAGCTTCATCTGCAATGCGCTTCTCTTCAGCCAGGCGCGTGGCTTCTGCTTCACGGGCTTTGCGTTGCTCAGCTTCGATAGCGGCTTGTTTCTCACGCTCAGCACGCTCACGCGCTTCCTGTGCCTGTCGCTCAGCTCGTTCCTGCGCTTCTCTGGCTTCGCGTTCTGCACGCTCCTGCGCTGCTTTGGCATCGGCCTCTGCCTTTTCCTTGGCAGCCTTCAGGTCTGCTTCACGCTTAGCTGCTGCATCACGTTCACGCTGTGCTGCCTGCTCTGCTTCAATGCGTGCCTTCTCAACGGCCTGACGACGAATCTCTTCTTCATGTGCAGCGCGCTGGCGTTCTGCTTCGGCCTTCGCTTCAGCTGCATCACGGTCAAACTTCTCGTTAAGCAGTAGAGCCATTTCGTGATCGGATTGAATCTGCTTTTTCAGGGCTTCTGCAGCCGCTTTCTGTTCGGCTTCGATACGCAGGCGCTCATCTTCAGCGGCTTTCTCTGCTGCGATGCGCTCCTGCTCCGCTTCCCATTCGGTGTATGGCTGGCGAGCCTTGTCGCGTAGTGCATCCAGCCGGTCGCGCACTGTTTTACGGTTGGCGTCGATAAGCTTCGGCACCTCTTTCAGCTCTGCGACCAAATCCTTACCCAAGCCATCCAGGTATGATTTAGTCTGCGATACGCGGTAAGCCAGTGAAGCGATCTCCTTTCTGCCCTTTACCGTAGTGACATCCGGCACAAAGGACATAACTTCACGCTCGACCTTCTGAAGAATCTCTTCAATCTGGTCGGCAGATTTGAAAACGGTGAGGGCGTTTGCCTTCTCAATGACTACAAGATCCGTTGTTTCGCTCATTTTGATTTCCTTCAGGCAAAAAGAAGGGAGCCATTGCGGCCCCCATAAGGATGAAACGTTCTGGTTATCTATCCTGCTGAAACTTCAGCGCTGGTGCGTAGCACCTCAAAGCCGTCTAAGCAGACAGCTTTACGGTGTCACTCATTGGTAATTATCTGATAAGGCCGTACTCGTAGTTGATGTTCAGGATTTGCTCTTTGTCCTGCTCAAAGCAGTAATCCCAAACTTCCTGATCCTTCCATTGACGAGCTAGCTGCCAGCGCCATCCGTTTCTATCCATGACCCTGCGGACTTTCCGCTTAACGACCGCATCGCAGTCGAAGATAACGCCCAGCCCCTCGCCAACACCGCAGCGTAAGACGTCTAAATCAATCTCAACAACGCGACCCAGCTTAGGGAGGCGATGACGAGGCTTTTTCATGTAATCTTCAATGCGCATCCTCTCTCCTGTAGTGGTTACTGGCCCAATGCCTTGGCACGTCATTTAAATATCTGAGCTATATCAGGGAGCTCATATAACGCCTTCATGTAATAGGCAGACCTCATTGACTCTGGCTCTTCGTAAGTCGGATTAATAATTTGGTTATACCCGCTTGGCACCCCATCCGAGAGGTAACCACTGAAGAAATAGGATTGGTGAATAGCATTCGACTGTGTAAATGCAACGTCAACGATATACATCGTGTTTTCTTTCCAGCCTCCCTCGGGCGGGAAAACTCCTTTAACTTGAGGGATTCCCTTAAATTCCTGCATCTCAAACTCCTGCTATAAACCCCAGCACCATCAGCACGCCAAACACAAACCAGCCGAAATACCAGTTCCCGTTGCTTAACATGGTGCCTCCAGATGTAAAAAAGGCTGCGGGTTAGGCAGCCTCAGTAGTCACAAGAATTACCTTGTCGATATTGTCCATGTTGATTTTCAATGCCAGGGCTTTCCATGCTTCATCTTCACTCAGAGCTTTAATTTTGTGACTCTCAAGCTCTCCGAGCCTGCGCACTGAGAACGTGTATTTGGACATATGGGATTACCTCGCCGTTACGATGTCTTTTGAGTTGCGATAGCCAGCTGCAAATATCGCTATCTCCGGTAAGCACTGTGATGTGCTCTCATGCCTGTCACGCAGAGAAGGGGAGGAGCAAGCCTTCTCGATGCGGCTGATGTGCTGCTTTCCTTCAACCTGCTCACGCTCAGCTGCACGTTTTGCCCTGCGGCGATTTCTGGCGTTATCAGAGGCCAGAATGGTCATTACGATTGTCATGTGTACCTCCGGTAATTGGCTTAGGTGATAGGATGGCCGGTGCTGAGCTCCGGCTTTCTGGATGGCACCAACCAGACCTTGTACGGCATACGCCGCGCATACCATCTATCACTGCGCCGCTGCGACTTACGTTGCGATCCCGGTGCGCATCAGCCTGCGCATTCATCCAATCCCAAAGCCAACTTCACTTTGGTTCCCCGCATTTCGGCGGAGACAAACCCCATCAATGTTAAAGAGCGACCCAGCATCCTGTTGGTTAGTGCGTCCTGCTGATGCGATAAGAATACAGACAAAACTGTATTATCGTCAACAGACAAAACTGTATTTTTATTGGGTGTGTACATATATATCTGTATTGGAAGGGAATTAAATTTTCTGCAGGCGTAAAAAAACCGCCGTTAGGCGGTTTAGGAGAGGAGTCTGATTATCTTTTTCTTCGGTAGATCCGGTGCTCTACCATTGTCCCAATAATTTGAATATGGCGCTCGGCGCTTTTCATAATCGGATAGTCATCATTTAAAGGCAGCAGCTCGAAGTGCTGGCGTCCGTCCTCTGCCACTGTAGTTGGCCGGTATTTCTTAAACGTGGCTTCATGTTCGCCGTTCTTTGCCACAACGAATTCACCTGGCGCAGGCTCAATCTCTGGGTCAACAATGATCACATCGCCAGCTTTAAAGTCTGGCTCCATTGAGTCACCAATAATCTTTAATGCAAACGTGTATTCAGACCAGTCCATATCTGTCATCACGTATTCGCAGCTGCCATCCAAAGCCTCTATGGGACTTTTGGTGGCCATCTCTCCTGCCTGTACGTAGTTGATCAAGGGAATCCTCCTTGTATTCACCTCGCTAACCGGCTGAAAGTTGCCGCCATTCATTAACCATGACGGATCTGATTTCAGTGACTCCGCTATTCCTACAATGTTGCGAGGCTTTAATGTTTTGCCTTCTTCAATACTCGCCCAAGACTGCTGCCTGATGCCAGCTTTTTCTGCTGCTTCTGATTGAGTAAGCCCAAGCTCAATTCTTCTTTGCTTAACGCGATCCGCAAGGTTCATAGATTCCTCTCCATTTCCTCACATCGTCACAGTTAATACTGTATTTGACAAACAGAAATAACTGTTAGAGAATACAGATATAACTGTGGAGGTGAGTTTATGGAAACAATTTCTCAACGCCTCAAACAGAAGCGCGCCGAGTTGAACATGACCCAGGCGCAATTAGCTGAAAAGGCAGGAATGAAGCAGCAGTCTTATCAGCAAATTGAAGCAGGAACGACAAAGCGCCCGCGCTATCTGTTTGAACTTGCCGCAGCTCTCCAGTGCGATCCGCTCTGGTTACTGTACGGCAAAAAAGGTGGCAATAAAGCCGCTTAAGTACCACCGCTCTTTAAAACTCTGAAGCCGCTCCCACCGAAATGTCGGAGCAAAACTCAAGTGACTTGCTCACCGCAATGTCACGCAACTAATTGAACAAAAGGATATTACATGATGGAACTTGCAACATATCGCAAAAAAGCGAGAGAGATTGAAAGTCAGTTACTGAACAAACTGGCTGAACGTGGACAGGGAGAATTAGCGAAGGTGCTCGGTCTGGATGACGCAGCAGTAAGCCGCATGAAGCGACCATCAGGTAAGCAGCGTCACAGCTTCTTCCAGATGATGAGTCTGGCGCTGGCTTATCTGGATGTGGTTTCACCAGAGTCTGAAATGGCGCGCCGGTTGATGCGCATAGAGCAGCTACTTACCAAAGAAAAAGCCCCGAAGAACGGCGAATTCTTCGAGGCCTGATGCGAAATGACTGGATCAATTCACAGGAGTAATTATGCCAAAGAAACACGTTATGTACCAGGCGCATTTGCACAAAAACCTTGCCCGAGTCGAATTCTGCAGGGCGTTCAATCCAAAGGTAGCCGAGAAGTTGCGGCAGATTTTGGAAGAGCACAAAGCGAAGGGGAGAGGGCAATGAGCAATGTCAGAAGCCTGGCTAAAGCAAGAGAGGCCAGAGCGCCTCAGCAAACGCCGAAAGAGGTCGGTAAGGGGTTTACCTTGCTGCACAGAAAAATACAGGAGACAGAGTTCTACAGAAAGGATTCTCAGGCTGTTCATCTGTGGGTTCACCTGATTATGTCAGCCAACTACACAGAGACCGCCGTGAAGACAGAATATGGAACTATTCAGCTGCAGCGCGGCCAGTTCATTACCGGCCGGAACACACTGGCAACGGATACCGGAATCGAACCAAATCGCATTCAGTACCTGCTGAAGAAGTTCAAAAAACTGGGCATGATCGAGACAGCTTCACCGGGTAAATTCACCGTAATTACCATCTCAAAATACGCTGAATATCAGGGCGAAATTGTCCCAGAAGATTCCCAGAAGATTCCCAGACCAAAGGCAGATGTGGCGCGGCTTCCAGAGGTGATTGTCCCAGAAGAATCCCAGAAGATTCCCACAGCTAACAATATAACTAATAAATCATTATCTAACGATAATGATATGTCATCTGACGATGACGAATCGCCTCGCAAAAAATCGCCTTCAGTTCCCTATCAGGCTGTGCTTGACGCATACAACGAAGCAGCAGGCAGCAGATTGCCTAACGCTGAAAAGCTCAACCCAAAACGCCGGACCGCAATCAAGCGACTGCTTGGCGAGCTGAAAGAACCCACCGTTGAAGCAGCGAGTAATTACTTTCACGCCTTCATGAACACCGCGAACCCGTTTTACTTTGGCGAGAACAGCCGGGGCTGGCGGGCGTCGTTCGATTATCTGCTTAGCAGTGACACGCTAACCAAGACCAGGGAGGGAAGCCTGTGAGTGAATCAATCATGATGCCCCCGCATAGCTCTGACGCAGAGCAGGCAATCATCGGCGGCCTGATGCTGGACGGCGGCGACGAACGCACGCAGAAGGTTATGGCGATGCTGAAGCCGGAGAGTTTCTTCAACGCTTCACACGCAATCATCTTCAGCGCCATCCGCGACCTGCTGACCCGCAATAAGCCAATCGACCCACTGACACTGGCTGACGAGCTGGAGGCTGGCGGCAAGCAGTACGGCGGATTTGCATACCTGGCTGAGATGGCAAAGAACACCCCATCTGTTGCCAACCTGGTTGCTTACGCCGCCGTGGTGCGCGACAAGGCGATGGAGCGTTACGCCATCAGCAAGCTGAACGAAGCCACCGAGCTGCTCTACAGCCGCAACAGCATGACGGCCGTCGAAAAGCTTGAGTCGATCACCATGCTCACAACGCAAATCAGCGACTACGCCAAAACCGGCAAGCGCCGCGGTCTACGTTCTTTCGGTGACGTGATGGACGACTGGGTGACCGACCTTGAAAAACGCTTCGATCCGCAGGGTGAGCAGCGTGGCATGAGCACCGGTATTGCTTCACTCGACCGCATGCTGGCGCCGAAAGGACTGGTTAAGGGATCGCTGTTTGTCATCGGCGCACGTCCGAAGATGGGTAAAACCACGCTCTACAGCCAGATGGCAATCAACTGCGCTGTGCGTGAGAAAAAGCCCGCGCTGATGTTCAGCCTTGAAATGCCTGCTGACCAGATTCTGGAAAAGCTGGTAGGGCAGAAGTCCGGTATAAACCCGAGCATTTTCTACATGCCCGCCACTGATGACGCTGATGACGAATACCAGGGCGATTACGACGCTGATTTCACCAAGGCAACCGAGACAGCTAACCGCATGCGTGAGCTGGAACTGCTTTACATCGACGACACGCCTGGAATGTCACTGGCTCACATCGTCGCAGAGGCCCGCAAGGTTAAGCGTCAGAAGGGATGCGTCGGAATGATTCTGGTCGATTACCTGACCCTGATGACGGCCGAGAAAGCAGACCGTAATGACCTCGCCTACGGGATGATCACCAAAGGCCTGAAGAACCTCGCCAAGGAGCTTGGATGCGTCGTCGTGCTGCTGACTCAGCTAAACCGTGAGCTGGAGAAGCGTGTCAACAAGCGACCATTGCCGAGCGACTCACGCGACACCGGCCAGATTGAGCAGGACTGTGATTACTGGGTAGGCATCCACCGCGAAGGTGCTTTCGATGAGAATGTTCCGGCCGGTGAAACAGAGCTGCTTCTGCGACTGAACCGCCACGGCAACACCGGCACGGTTTTCTGTCTGCAGCAGAACGGCGCAATTTACGACATGGACCAGACGGCGGCGCGCACTGAGCGGGAATCTCGCCAGCAGCCAGCCAAAGGTCAGAAACGGGGAGGATTTTGATGAAAATGAAATGTCCGCCACTCTGGTATCTCAAACAAAAATGGGCTGCTCGACTCAAAAGGCAAGGAGCGAACCAATGAACAAGCTAACCGCTGAGAAGTGCAGGGATTTAATCGATGATTTGAAAAGCCATAAAGTGGCAGGGTTCAGGATTAGCAGCGCAAGAGAAGGCTACCTCGCCGCCCTTGAGATTGCACTCCCCATACTGGAGCAGCAGGAGCGGGAGGAATCATGCTCGAATTAACCGACGAAATAAGGGCAGAGCTTCACACCAACGAAGCCTTCAGGCATGTGCTCGAAAAATGTTTGGAAGAGCCTGAGTTCATTTCAGGCTTCTGCAGGATTTACGAATTAGAGCTTCCACGCCAGCCACGTAACGGGCTTGAGGCGATGATTGATGAGGCGACCGGGTATCGCAATGACACCTACGCCAAATTTTTTTCGGCCTTCATCCCCTTTGTGCACCGCGTGGTTTACCAACCACTGCTCAATAATTTTGAGCGGCAGGAGCAGCCCACCAATCAGAACGGAGAGCAGTGATATGGGTGACTGGATTAAATGCAGTGAGCAAACTCCTCAACCTCTCGATTGGGTTCTTGCTCACGATGAAGTCGGGACAGTTAAAGCATACATCTGTCAGCACACCGGCGAATGGATTCGGGATAACGGCGATGAGCTTTATCGCGTAACCCACTGGCAACCACTCCCATCACCTCCGGAGGATGTATGAGCAGCTTTGTGCAGTTAATCTCCTATAAGCTCGATAAAAAAACAGGCAAAACAGAATCTGTTTATTTTGTTCAGCACTCATCAGGAACAGTTCGTTATCAGAATCGCAGTGGTGGCCTGCTCGACCAGAACCTGATCATAACGGGGCATCTTTACAATCGCGGTTACCGCGCTGATATGAAGTTTGATGACTTCCCAGAGTGCGGTAGCGAAAGGGAAGCAGCGTTAAGGCTGGCGAGCTGGATGCAAAGGATGGGTGCAGCAATTGAAGATTACTGGAGCAAGCCATGAACAACGTAATCCCCTTAAAACGCTCTGAGCACTGCCTGCCCGACCATGAGCGACGTGAGCTGGTAAATGCTCTGACGGAAATTGCCCGCCAGTACCATGACTTCGGCTGCCTGCGAGAAGTAATCAGCAAATGCGTCAATGATGCTCTCCGTCTGAAGCCTCAGACATTCGCCGATGAAATCATCGAAAGAAGCATGGCGTCATGGCGCGATGACCTGAAAAAGGAAAGTGAAGATGGAGAAATCAACGTTCCTGCTTAGGAGCGACAACATCCGACAGAACTGCATCACCGCCATCCAGCAACTCCCCGCCAATCCCGAAAAGCCTCTGCAGGTAACCATCCAGGAAGACACCAGAAGCCTTGCGCAGAATCGCATGCTTTGGGCCTGCCTGCATGACGTATCAAGCCAGGTGGTCTGGTACGGGAAGAAACTCGACGCAGAGAGCTGGAAACACATCTTCAGCGCCAGCCTGAAAGGTCAAGAGACGGTGCCGGGTATTAATGGCGGCTTTGTAGTGCTGGGCCAGTCAACAAGCAAAATGCGCGTCAGTGAGATGCGAGATTTAATCACCTTAATCCATGCCTTCGGTGCCGAGCAGAACGTCAGATTTAGCGACGAGTCAGCGCGTGTGGCTGAATGGGCTAACCGCTTCGGAAAATAACATGACCCCCTTTACTGAAATTGGCGCAGCTATCGAAGAGGCTGCGTGGCTTGCTCACGTCCATAACAAACCGCACTGCGTATATCAGCGATTTGACGGACTGATGGAAGTGAAGCCAGAGAACCCCGATCGCAATCCCATGTACACAACCGGCTCGCCCGGCGTCGTGACCACTGAATACAGGAGTGCAGCATGATAAACACCTGGAGCCGCGAACATCTCGACATCCTCACCAGAGACTACGCAAATGCATCGACTGATTTACTGGCAATCATGTTCGATAAACCCCGCCAGCAGGTCACAAACAAAGCCCGCGAGTTGGGGCTACGCAAAGCACCTGAATATCTGGAGACAGTCGGGGCTGCAGCCGGAATGCAGAGCTGGAGGCATCATGCGTGAAACCTGGTTTACTCACCCCGACCCGATAGACACGAAAACAGCAGATGAGCTGATAGCCAGTTACAAATCACGAAATATACAGGCCAAAAAGTGCCTCGCATTTGACCCGTGCTACTGGCTGGTTTCAGCGCTTCTTCCTGAATTCCGTAACGAGCCAATACCGAGCAGGCAGTATAAAAACCCAATGTGGAGCTGAATATGCAACTCAAGCAATTACGTATTGATGGGCAGCCATGTACAGACTCAGATTTCAACGTCATCAAAGTTAGCCTTAAGCAGGCAGATGCTATTGCCAGAAAGCGAGAGAGGGATTTCAGGCGCCTTCAGTGGGGGCGAAATGCGCATGGTTTTGTATTCGAAGCGGCTGAGCATTTTAACGTCACATTAGGCTTCGGGAGGTTAAAGAATGCGTGAACGCTGCTGCCGCTGTCACATAACGCTCACCTCAGAAGACAAGTATCACTACGGGGCTAACTGTGAAGCCTGTAATACGGACTATCTCTATGAAGAACACGAACGGGACCAGCCAATCAAGTCAGCCTACTGGAGATGGCGTGCAATATGCTTCTGTGTGCGCTTTCTGTTCTGCGGCGCTGCCAGAGTCAGTGGTGTACTGCTGCACAAGCTGCGAAATAAGCCTGATGCAGGACCCCAACTTTTTGATGAGCGGAGAGAGCCATGAGCAAGCTACGAAATGAAGCGCGGGGCAGGGAATGCCAGGTCAGGCTGCCGGGAATCTGCAATGGCAATCCTGAAACAGTCGTTCTCGCGCATTACCGCATGGTTGGTATCTGCGGAACCGGAATGAAGCCTGATGACCTGTTTGGCGCATGGGCTTGCTCAGGCTGCCACGATGAAATAGATCGGCGTACACGTCGCTGTGATGTCACTGAGGCGCGGATAGCTCACCTGGAAGGCGTTATACGTACTCAGGATGCATTACTGAGGGAAGGAAAGGTGAAGAGATGAAAGAATACCGAATAGAGTTACCCTGGCCGCCCGGAAACAATCACCTCTTCTCAGTGTTCCGCGGCAGGAAAATCAAAAGCAAAAAGGGAAGAGATTACACCGCACTAGTAAACCAATATATCCTCGAAGCAAATCAGCAATACCAACTGGCCGGCAGGCTAAAAGTAAAAATCCTCGCATATCCACCTACACGCGCCCGGCGTGATCTGGACAACCTCTTCAAAGCACCCCTCGACTCACTCACCCAAGCAGGCGTCATAGCTGACGACAGCCTGATTGATGACGTGCGCATGGTTCGCTGCGAAGTCGTTAAGGGCGGCAGGCTGGAAATCATCATCACAGAGATGGAGGCAGCATGAAACCACTCGACCATTATCGACTGGCTAT